GTAAAAAATGCATATTTTTAACTATGAATTCTTTTACAAATAATTTTAAAGTAGGAGAAACAATAACAAATGGTTCTGCTACTGCAATTATTGATGCATGGGATCGTACCCTATGTAAATTGACTCTAAAAAATACCAGTGGATTATTTGAAGTAGATGACACGGTGACAAGTTCAAGTTCTCAAGGAACCATAACAAGAATTGTAGACAGAGCAGAAGACGCTGTACATCACTTTGAAACACAATCTGGTGTTCGATTGGATCCATATGCAGGATATCTACAGGGATATCTTTCTGGGGCGGATGATAGTACTGCTATAACAAATAAACAATATGAAACCACATTAAATGATTCAAAGCGTTCCATATATGTACTAAAACCAGAATATATCAGAACAGCAGAAAATCTATTAGTTCGTACAATGAGCAAACTTGCTAAGTTTGATGCAGAGAATATTCTAAAATGAATACACTTGATTGGGTAGGTTCAATTTTTATTACAAATGAATCTGTCGGAATGGATATTTCCGAAGCAGTTATTCGTATTGAAATAACCGAAGATTTATTTTCTCCATATCCAATGGGTTATATTTTAATTCAAGATATGCCTTCGAATAGCATTATTGCAAAAATGGGTCAAGATGGTGTGGTAGGAAAGGGCGAGCAAATACAATTAGCATTTGTTGCAAAAATTGGTCAATACTTCCAAGAACTATCTGGATTTCACATTTATAAAGTAGAACCCCTTGCTCCTGACGATCCACAATTACTTCGTCAAAAAATGAACTACAAGTTGTATTTTTCGACACAAGTATTCTTTACTAACGAATTAATAAGAATTAATCGCTATTATGAAGGAAAATTGTCGGATATTGTTAAACAAATAGCGGAAAAAAATTTACAAGTAAAATTAGAAACCCTAGAAGAAACAAATAAAAAACAATCTATTTTCTTTCCCCGACTTACACCGATTGAGTGTATCAATATGTGTGCAAGTAAGAGTGTTTCAAAAGAAAATAGTAATGATGTAAATTATGTTTTTTACGGGGATTTGGATCAAAAATATCATTTTGTAAGTCTTGGTAAGTTGATGGAAACCAAACCCGTGATAGGCACATTTGATATGAACGGAATTGTTGTTGAAACTCCATTTGGTGTGAACTACATGGGTAACGGTAACATTGATAAGGGTCCAACAAAACACCACGCACTGAGATACGACATAAAACCATATTCACCTATTAAAAATATGGTGCAAGGAATGTTCTCTTCTTCTCTTCTGGAATTTGATATTACTAGAAGAAAATATAAAAAACACACTTATAATTATTCTGAAGAATTTAAAAAGAGTAGACACTTGGTGGATAGACCGATTCTTTCAAAAACAGCAGACTTTATAAGTTTGTCTTATTTGAATCCAGATGCATTTCCAGTGTATTATACCAGTTCTCAATGGTTAAATGACGAGAATGAAATATCTTCATTTTCAAATAATGCAAATAATTCTGCAAGAGAATATATGTTGAAGAGAAGATCTCAAATACAACAAATAAACCAGATGGGATTGGAAATCGAATTACCAGGCAATCCTGTTCTCAAAATAGGACAAACTGTTTATTTTGGTAGACCACAAATTGATTTTTCTGGTAAGAATGCAGAATCGTGGTATAGAAATCCATATGTAACTGGTAAGTTTTTAATTACAAGAAAAACTACAATTTTAGAAAATAGTAAATCAAACAATACTCACGGATTTAATCTTAAAACTGTTTTCTCTTTAAGAAAAGACTCCGATGTGGGAACCGTAAGTGTAGGTTCAGAGGAAGATTCATAATGTATACAGGTAAAGATCCATTTACATTTTGGTTTGGTGTAGTAGAGGATCGCATGGATCCTTTGGAATTAGGTCGCTGTCGCGTTCGTATTCTTGGGTTTCATCCAGAAAACCGCAAGGACTTTCCTACCGAAAAACTTCCGTGGGCCAGCACAGTTCAATCAACTAATTCTGCATCAATAAGCGGAAAAGGAATAACTCCAGTAGGACTTGTAGAGGGTTCTTGGGTTGTTGGGTTCTTTGTTGATGGAAGTCATGCACAGGTTCCAATAGTAATTGGCAGCGTCTATGGTATGAATGAAACCATAGAAGAAGGTGATAATTACGGAGATGGATTTAGAGATGTTCGTGAGGATGAAGATCTTAAGGTTTTTCCAGTAGATGAGTTTTCTAAAAAAGAATACCCAGATGGTAAATCTAAAAACGGAGATGCACACGGCGCGCAACTTACAAATCTTGAAAGTTCTAAAGTTTATCCAAGAGAACTTTATGCACCAGAGTCTTCAAAGAGAAAACGAGGAACACCAGATCTAAATATTCTTGCAATAGGAGATCCAGAAAGATTAGATCAAACTATTGTTTCTTACAAAAGAAAAAATTTAGGATCACAGGGATTGAGAGATATTGGAGTTGATGTTGCAGATTGCAACACTCCACTGTTTCGCTGCGGAGTAACGAATGAAAGTGGAGTGAACCGAGGAACAATAAAAGCACTTGGTGTTGGAGACAACCATCAAGAATCTTCGTCGGTTCCTTCTAGAAAATATCGCAGCAAGCAGTTTATGGACAAACCAACAAACAATAACGCAATTCGTGTAGATTCATCTAAAATCATGGAGATATAATGGCAGGATCACAAGCAAATACAGGTCAGTGGTTTGAACCAGAAACACCGTATGCTACCGTCAAGGGTGCTGCTATACCACCCAGAGACAATGAATCAAAAAGTACAGTATATCCGTTTAACAAGGTAACAGAAACGGAATCTGGACACATTGTTGAGTTTGATGATACACCAGGCTCAGAAAGAATACAGATCTTTCACCGCAGTGGAACTTTTGATGAGATACACCCAAACGGTGATAAAGTAGAAAAAATAGTAAGAGATCAATATGTTTCTGTTTTGCGCGATAGTAATGTCCACATAGATGGATTCTCTAATGTTACTGTCGATAAAGGACTGAAAGTTTATGTAAACAGAGACAATCTTGCAAACAGTGAAACATCTTGCGTAAATTTTGATGTGCATGTTGGTCAAAATGCAAATGTCAATTTGTTTATGGACAAGGGCAATTGCAATGTCAGATTAAATGATGGTGATATAAATGTAGAAATGATGAAGGAGGATGTAAACTTTCGTCAAAACAAAGGTAACTTCAATCACTTTATAAATGGAGACTACAATCTGGAATGCACGGGACACATGCATACAGTTGTCGGGCAAGATAAAGTTACAGAAATAGGTGGTTCAAGAGATACCAGAATTGACGGTGCGTTTGATAATTTACAAGTAACAGCGGGTTATAAAGAAACTCAAGTAAAGGGTGATCATCGTCTTGAAGTAATGGGTGGTGTATATGATATATTCCATAAAACCCATGAAACAAAAATACTATTAAATCGTATAATTGAAATAGTAGGAAGTAATGATGAAGTAATAGGAACCACCGATACACTAAATGTCGGTGCTGCACAAAATCAAACAATAGGTGGTTCTCGCTCAGTAACAACTGGTGGTTCTGTAAGTGTTTTAACTGGTGGTTCTACGAGAGAAACAACGGGTGGAACACTAGACATCCTTGCTGGTGGTAATGCAAGTATTAGTTCTTCATCTATGAACTTAAACGGTGGTAGTTCTATTCTAGGAACCGCCGCTACTATACATCTAAACGGGCCAGTTGCTAAACCTGCAACCGCGGCATCTTCTGCATCTCCTTCCAATAAGCGTCCAATATATGTTCCAGGTCCAAGTGGTTCTTGGAGAAAAAGCGAATCTACTCACCCACGCAGTCCTCTATCCCAGTTGCAGAATGCAACTATTGATTTGAATCAACAATTGCAAGCAGTAAATGCTTTGTCCGAATTAAATTTTGGTGTCACTCAACAAATTAGTAGTTTGTCTTCAAATGTTTCAAGTTTAAATCAAACATTAGCAGGTCCAGTTGATAGTCTGGGTGGGGCAGTTAAACAAAATATTAGTGGTTCTCTTTCTTTAGCACAGGGTGCGGCACAAGGAGTAAGTGATGTTGCTACGGGTGCATCTAGTGTTGCGACATCCGCAGCAGCAACCGCAACGGGCGCCGCAACCGCAGCAACCGCAGCAACCAGTGGATTAGCATCTGGTGCTGGAGGTGGAATTGCTGGCGCAGCAGCGGGTGCAACAGGAGGATCTTTGGCAAGTTCAACATCTGCAATATCATCTGGTGCAAGTTCACTTGGAGGATTGGGATCGGTATTTACTGGAATAGGATCCGTTCTTGGTGATATTATAGATGCTATCGTAGAAGTAGGATGTGCTATAGGTGAACTTATTAATAAACTTATTAATGCACTCGTAAAACCAATCTTGGACACTATCAATTCCGTATTTGGCAAAATAGCAGAATTGCTTGGACAAATTACAAAAGTAATTGGAGATGTGTTAGGTAAAATAGCAGAGTTTATTGGCGGAATACTTGGTGCTATAAATGATATTATTGGTAAAATTATAGATGCTGCTGGTAAATTTATTGGTGGAATTGCTTCTGCTATCAATGGACTTCTATCAAATCTATTTGATGGATTTAAGGATATTGGTTGCGGCGATGGAATTCTATCTGGTAAACCACCAGATCTTGGTAATACTGCATTGCCTGCAAATATACCTGGCGGTGATATATGAGAAGAGCAATACGACAGGGGGTAGACAAATCTACAGGTCATTGTTACACACCCAGACCTTGTGCTACAGGATCACCTAATGTTTTTATTAATAAAATACCAGCAACGAGAGTTGGAGATTACTATCCAACCCATTGCTGTAGTGGAACCTGTCATGACGGCGTTGCCACTAGTACATCAAATGTTTTTGTAAATAATAAACCAATTCATCGTTCTGGTGATCCTATTAGTTGTGGAGATACAGCATTTCATGGTTCTCCTAATGTTTTCATAAATTAATCATATAAATAAAAAATATGGCAAAGGAACAAATTTACAAAGATTTAGATCTGACTTTTGATATCAATCCTCTTACTGGAGATGTCTCCAAAAAGGTTGGAGTTGATGCAATTAGACAATCATTAAAAAATTTGGTACTTTATAATATTTTTGAAAAACCATATTCAACCGAATTTGATATAGGATTGAGAAATTTACTTTTTGAAAATAAAGGTAAAGGATTTGAAAACTATCTTAAGAATCGTGTAAAGATATTAATAGAATCCTATGAACCTAGAGTTTATCTCAATGATGTTGTTGTAAAGGGTGGAATAGATTCTAATTCTGTTGAAATATCAGTTTACTATACACCAATCGAAACTCAAACAAAAGACACACTAGAACTCTTTTTAGGTAAGTACAATGGCAGAAACTACTAATTTTTTAAATACCGCAGGACTGAGTTTTAATGATATTAAATATAATTTTATTAATTATTTAAAATCACAGTCAGAGTTTTCTGATTACAACCTTGAAGGTTCTAATATAACTGTCCTGTTGGATATATTGGCATACAATACTTCCCAACAGGGTTTTTACAATACTATGGTGGCAAATGAAATGTTTATTGATCGTGCAAGTAAGCGATCATCTATTGTTTCTTTAGCAAAATTGGTAGGTTATACACCAAACACTAAACGAGCAGCAAAAGCAAAAGTGTTAATCACGGTTACACCAGATAGTCTTCCTGCATCAAAAGTATTAGAACGCGGATCGGTATTTACTGGTTCAATTAATAATAATGATTATTCTTTTACTAACACAGAATCATATTCATTCTATCCATATACTTTCGGTACTAACACAGACCCAGACTCCAGCGAAAACGGAGAAATTCTATCATATGCTTGCGGGCCAGTAGAATTAAAACAAGGAATTTTAAATACGATAAGTTATAATGTCGAATCGTATGATCAATTATTTTTAATTTCGGATATCAATGCAGATAAAGATAGTATTCGCGTTGTTGTTATGAATTCCGTATCCGATATAACAGGAATTAACATTCCGTGGTTTGTATCAAACGATGTCACCCTACTTAACGAAAACTCCAAAGTATTTTTTATAGAAGAAAATAGTTTTGGACAACTTGTAATAAAATTCGGTGATGGTGTATTAGGTAAGAAATTAAATGTAGGTAATGTTGTAATTATCGAATACTTATCCACCGCAGGAGCAGAGGCCAACAATATTGGTGTAAACGATACTGCTACAAGAAGTTCATTTAGTTTAGAGGCTGGAAATTATACTGTATTAACTCTAGAACCATCTAATAGTGGATTTGACAGAGAAACTTCTTCTTCTATAAGAAGAAATGCTGTTCGTAATTTCACAGGAAGAGAAAGAGCAGTAACCACAAAAGATTACGAAGGACTAATTTTAGCAGCGTTTAACAATAATGCTGCGGTTAGATGTTGGGGCGGAGAAGAAAATAACCCACCATATTACGGTAAGGTGTTTGCTTCTATTCGACCAATTGGTAGTACAATTTTAACTAGTGAAGAAAAACAAAATCTTGTTCAAAATGTTTTAAAGAGTAAAAACATAGTAGGAATAGACATTCAAGTTGTTGATCCAGAAGTAATTTATGTAATGTTAAATGCTGATGTATATTTTGAACAAGCA